CCCATGAGGCAATCTGGGGGTAGTTCGCCTTGAGTGCAGAGAGAACGAAGTTGCGCTTGTCACTGCTGGCGGCGAATTGCTCCTCGGCAGTCTCGACTAAGGCGAGTGCCGTTTTGAAGTCAGACCCGGACAGTCCCGCTGCCCATGCGATGATCCGGTTGATGAAGAACTTGATGAAACTCATGGCAGTTGGTGTTGGAGGATTTGAACCGCCACCTCCTCGTCCAGTGCCGCACGCTCCAACGGGCTAAGTTGCCGGATCGGAGCTTTTGCAGACTGAGGACGTGGAAACGGGTTCACAGGTGGATGTTTGAGGATTTGCACCGCAGCACGGTGCTGGGCGCAGCTACTCAGCAAACAGGACAACACGACCACGCGAAACCAGACGCAGGACCATGTTGACCGCACCGAGGGCGAGCAGGATCGTCGAAGCGTTGGTAGCGAGGAACTCATTGACTTGTGGATTGAAACTCCCGAGTGCCCCGGCAACGATGGTGATGGCGGACGCAAAGGCAGTCTTGGATTTGAAGATGGATTTTGGTTGCATGATAATTAGGGTTCAGGTTCTCCAGTATATTCGCTCCCTTTGGCTGGGATGCAAATGCCGGAAAAGATTACTTTTGTCCCATCCGTCCTGACTTTCCCGTAGGAACGGACGAACTTGGTGGGGGTGCTGGAAGTTCGGAACACCGCTCGGTAGTAGGTTCTATCGCGGATCGTCACCAGTGAGCAACTGACGAGTGCGAGAAAGGGAGATAGAAGGAAGCCTCTCATTTAAGGGTTAGTCATTGTGCTCCGATATCTTGAAAATACTCTGATAGAACTTATCGTGCAGCTTTGCGCGATCCGCTTCGCAGGCGTCGCTGCGCTTTTCCAGTGAGTCAATCCTCGCAGACATCTGCTTGACTGTCTCGTCCATAAATCTCTTGGCGATTATCCAGAGTATCCCAGCAACAATTCCTGTGCTGCCGAGTTTGATTATTGCATCGAGAAGTGTTGATTCCATAAAATTAAGTTGCCTCGATAATTGCAGCCGCTGCTGTGGCGAAGGCCTGCCGTGCTGCCGTAGTGAGGTGGACCTCTGATCCGTCCGCTTGACGAGCGTACCCGCGAGAGTCGAGAATGTGGGCGTGAGCGTCGGCATCCACGAAGTCTTGTTGCACCTTCCTGATGCCTTCGATCCATCCGGTGCGTGTTGCGGTAAACGATGGAGTTCCAGCCCCTACAACAACTGTCCACGCTGCGACCAAGCAGGGATGCGCTGGATTGGTGTTACTATACGCCATCACCACTGAATCCGAAGTCCTTACAAACTCCCAGCGGGAGTTCTGACGTTTTAGGATGTAGGTGGTGGAGTAGCGCCACAAATAGTCATCGCCGTCAGCGGCAAGGGCATCCATGACCCATGCCACATTCAGCACGGTTCCACCACCAGTAACCCCGCTGACTGTAAAGTTACAACTGCACCCTGAGCCAATGGTCGCGGAGCGGTAGCCTTTTGTGTAGTCGATTTTGCAAATGAGAACCTGCAAATTCGGGTTCTGAGCATCAGCCCTCCAGAAACCAACCAAGGCTTGCAGTCTAGCTAGGTAGTTATCAACTGATGTTTGGTCTTGGGTGTCGCTCTCCCCTTGGAACCAACAAACCCACTCCTGCCAGCGTCCAACACCGAGGAGAGGTCTTCCAACTTCCATAGGTCCAGTCCCGTCACCTTTCCAGAAGGAGGCTTCGTAAGCAGCATTCCTAGCAGGAGTTCCTGTACCTATCCAGTTTGTAATATAAGCTCCAGCAGTCGTGCCACTGCGAATTTCCGAGCACCTCTTGGCGTTGGTGTTGATGTTATCGCGGTTCAGATAAATAAACCACTCGTCGGCATTCGACTGACCACCCGTTTGAATTTTCAAGTAACCACCGGCCCTCTTGTGGCTTAGGAGAGTTGACTCAACAAGTGCGCGGAATCTCTGCCACACTACTTTCCCACCGATGGATGCAGGATCGCCATGCACCATGAACAATCCATGGATCGTTCCCTTGCTACCATCGTTCGGGACTCCAGTGACGTAAATCAAATTCGTTCCTGCGGTATGCGCCCCTGCGGCAGTGCCGCTTGCGTAGTTGTCGTTGACCAGATTGAGACAGGTCGAGCCGCTGCCGTGCATCCACGTACAAACCATGTATGGTCTGTTCCTGCTCCGGTAATGTTCCGTCGATGAGTAGGTTGTAATATAGGGGTCGTAGGTTTGCACCCCGGCAACATAATTTCCATAAGGCCCGGTGCCATTCCATGTTCCGAGAGCCACATAGTTCCTCACAAATGGCCCTGAAATAGCGTGAGTCAATCCGTTTGGATGCGTGTCGCTGTAATCTTGTGAGAAGAATCCACCGTGAAATACTGGAGTTGCAACCAAACTAGCGGTTGTGAATGTTACCGATGGAGTGACACCGTGGGTATATGCGAAAGCCGTGGGGTTGTTGCTGGCAGTCACGCCATTTGTGGTCAGTGCGGCGTCGTCTTGCAATGACCAAGCTGTGTTCGTCTTGTAGCTTGATCCGCCAAGTTGATGCAGTGCTCCCATGTCGCTGTGACAGGTGACGTAAATGATGTAATCCCAAAGGCCCAGTTGCTTCAACCCTTTGACGAACTGGTTGATGCGCCACTTGGCGTTCCCATCAGTGACGGAAGCCCTTGTGAAAAACTCCAGCGACTCAGGAAGAAATTTCTTTCCTGATCTTTGGAGGATGAGTCTGGAGGTAGCGACGGTCATTAGGCGACGACGACGGTAATCCGAAGTATTGCGGTGGCGGAGGCGGTGTAGGCAATGGCTGGGAGTTTGCCGCCGGGAGGGGCCACGAAGACAACAGGGGTCTGCCCTGGCTGCACCGTCACCGCAGAGGCGGATGGGGTGGTAATCGTGGCATTCGCGCTTCCTACATTTTCAAAGGTGATTGAGCTTGCACCCGCAGCGACGGAGGAGCTTGCTACTGCATCTGTAAGAGAGCAGGTTGCCGCGACAAGGGTTGTGCTGGGGGTGACAATCAAGGCACCGCCGCTCACGGCTGAAACGAGCGAAGCAAGGAGTGCGTTCCGGGCAAGACTGCTATCCAGATCAGGTGTCGGTCTAGTGGCAAGTCGTGCAGTGAGAAGGGTTACGATGTCTGAGGCGGTCATAATTTTAGCGGGTTTGGATTGAGATGGGGATTTCCAAGCTGAACTTCAAGCTCGGTCTGCTGTATTTTTTGTTGGTCGTGTATCCCCCGGTCTTGGTGGTGGAAGATTCCTTGGCGAGTTGAACCTGGGTGTCTGTAGAAACTTGTTTGGAGGAACTACTGGAGAGTTCCTTGATCTCCGCAGATGATTTGAAGGACTCACTGATCGTCTGCTTGGTCGCCTCCCCAACTGGGACATAGGTGAATGAGAGGGGGGTTTCAATCACCGAAGCGGTTGCCACTGGCAAAATGGAGCCATCGGGGATTTCAGCGAGTGAATCTTCAATGATCTGTTCAGCTTCAGTTATAGTTAAATCGCTCATACTTCGACAGGAACCTCCTTCAATGTTTGGACGGAGAAGTCAATCCCGGCAGATCCCGAAAGGTTCCCGGTGTTTTGGACTTCCTCATTATACACTCTCCTTGCGGTTTGGCTAATCTCAATTGGGGAGTTCTGAGTGGTAACTTCATCGGTCGCGACCCCTGTTTGAATGGTGTCGAGGATGTCATCCCCATCAAAATAGACCTCCCCCTCCAGTTGGAGTTTCGTCTCGGCCCCGAGAATGGTGATGATGCAACCCCCCTTGGTCACACCGGAGTTGATCCCCGCGCCGAGATTGGCGAGGAGGTCTGCGATATCTGCTGAGAGGTCGTTGATGTGGATTGCCATGTGATTACCAGTTTCTAGGTGTTCTGCGGATGGTGACTGCCCCGGTGTCCGGGCGGTCTGGTTCCCTATTCAACCGCTCACGGGCCTTGACTGCCGCAGCCTGTGCCCGCGAAGGATCACCCTTGAAGATTCCGAAGTAAGAGAGTTCCTCTTCGGCCAGAGTCACAACCTCTTGGATGAAGTCCGGCAGGACTGGGAGATCAATCGGAGCCGCAGGAGTGAAGTCATCGGTGCCGTAGCTCAAGGTAACTGTCCCCCAGTTGTATAACATAACGGGGGGGGTATAACCATGTTGGAGATTTGTTATCACTAAATCCTCCCCATCTGCTTCTGCAACCATATATGCAGCAAAACTTGTATTTATGCTATTGGCGATCACTGTCGCCATTTCTGTTTTTGTGTGCCCCCCTGTTTGGGAAAATACAACAGTGCTCGAAACCCCCTGTACAACCATGAGTAGCGAAGCACTAGATGCGTTCATAACAGTAAACGCAGTTGATGCAATCGACCCCGTTCTCGCTGGTAACGCAGGCAGAGTATCTGAAATGTCGATGGTGAAGGGAGCATACTCCACGTCAAAAGTGATTCTGGTGAGTGCGTCGGGGATCGGATAGACCCGCAGGAGCATGGCGAGGTCATCTGTGGAATAGACGGAATCCTCCGCATTGTCCTTCCTGGCACTTGGATGGACTGACTCGATCCGGTAGTATTGAGGCTTCCCGAGGGAGTTCGCCTGCATCTCATACCCCCAAGGGGTTATGCCGCCTGATTCCCCCCATGGGCGAAGTTGGATGGAGTTGGTCATGTCCCGCACGTTACGCACAGACTTGATCCTGCTTTTGAGACGGGCTACGTCGCCGTAGAGAGTCCGGGTCGTTCCGGTTCCCGCGAGGGCCGGGAAGATCAGATCGCCCCCTGCTTCAGCAGTGGTGTCATAATCATTCCGATACTGGTTGAGGATCGGGTCACTCGTCAAATACACAGACCTGCCTGCGATCTCTTCCGGGAGATTCGTCGGAGGAGTGACTAAGTAATCCACACTGATTGGTGCGGCGAGGGTAACTCCCTCCTTCCCACTCTTCAGATGCTCGGGGATGGCAAGATGGTAGTCGGTGAGTGCCTTGTTCGCGCAGTCAATGACGATCTGCTGGTCGGACAGGCTGAGTTCCCGGAAATCGGGGCGTTCAAGCTGCCTGCAAACACGGTTCAAAAATTGGACTGCCTTCATGGTTTACCTCCTGACTTGTCAATAGTCGGATTCTGTGGGTCTGCAAGGCCAAACATGACCCGAGCCGAAGCGGCTTCCGCCTGATACATCGGGTAGTTATCCCGGCGAACTGCATTCGGATTCGCCGCCGCCTTTTCCTTCATCAGAGGGACAAGCAGACTCTCCGCGTATTGATGCGGGAGTGGAATGAGGACTGTCCCGACACAATCCGCTGCGGTGTAGCGGGGGAGTTCCTTCTCCACGTCGAGGGTGACAGAGTAGTTCGTTTCTCCTGTAAACGGGTTCACAGGAGTATAGATGCGGATGCGGGTGCGATCTCCCCCGGTCTGCGCGGATCGGTCAACCCAGTAGGCGACGGTGGAGTTCTTCCCGTTGGTCTTGAAATACTCCGTGTAGTTCATGCAGTGGCTCTTGGTCTGGACTCCGTTCATCTGCCGCGCTGTGAACGTCTGGTCGGCGTTCCGGGTCGTGAGCTTGACCGGGCCGACAACTGCCTGGACGGTGGACGGGAGTTCAAAGTAGTGCATCAACTGGTCAGTGCCACCGAGGGTGGCGGTGATCGTCTCCCGACCGAGATACTGGAGTTCCTTGGAGTGGAGGTAAATCTCCTGCACACACCCATTCAGGATGTCGAGTGCTGCCTTAACCTTCGCCCCATCAGCATCCGCCACACAGTCATCACACCCACCCCCCCACACTGAGAAGATGGACTGAAGAGCTTGGTGGACGGTGTAGCCAAGGGACGTAACTGTGGTTCCGAGAGAAGACTGGTAATTAGTAAATGTCTCCAGACCGACCCCCGTTGAACTCAGGGCGCAGGTAGATGACCCGAGGCTCACAGGAGTCTTAAATGTAATCCCCAACCCGAGGGCAGTCGAAACGATGCTTTGGGACGAACGTCCCAAAGACAAGATTGCACCAGCGGTTAAACTTGTGCCGAGTGCCCCCGTGAGGAGGATACAAGAACTGGTTGCAGTGTTGAGTGCCACATTTAGTTCAGGGTAATGTTATGACTTCCGGCAGTGAGGGTCGGAGTGACTGCACCATTGGGTATCACCACGGCAGTAGCCAGTTCATAGACGAACCAGAGATTTCCGTCCTCATCGTATAGACCCCAATGGGTGACGGTCCCCCATGCGGCGGTAGCCGTTGGGAAAGCAACATCAGCAGCAAGAGTCTTGGTGGTGGTATCGTTTGCCGTGGACGCTGCGGTTGCAAATTTAGTCGAAGCAGCACAGGAAACACGGGCATAGGAACCCCCAGTGACCTCAGTAACCACACCGTCCTCGCTGGGGGACGCTGTGAAGAGTGCAGCACTCCATGTCAAAGTCCCGGACATTGAAGCCGTGACTGCGGTAGACGCAGTCCGCAGGGTTACGGATGTTCCCTTTAGAAAAAAATCGAGGATTTTTCTCTCCGCGTAGTTGGTAAGACCATTCATAAAAAGGAGAAGTAAAAGGTGAAACCCATGGGCACCAGTATCAGATGATACCGATGCCCCCAGGATTGGTTCCTAGTCAGACTAGGAGGTGACGGTCGGAAGGACGTGGTGTGGGAATTTGACTGCGTGAGCGATCACGCCGACATTGGGAGTCCGACCCAGGTTGTCCTTGCGGAGTTGAGTTCCGAAGTATGAACGGAGGTATGAACGGGAGATGAATCCTCCTTCTTCCGTCTCCATGTCCCGCTTCATCTTGTGGATGCCGTAGGGGCGAAGGATCGCACCTGCGCCATAAACGGGGGTGAATGCCAGTGGAACGCCCTTCTGGTTGCACTGGTAGATCATGGCACCGACAGGGTGAACGTCCGTGAAGGTCCATGAAGTCCCGGCAGTGAATGCAGTGGATGTGATGCAACCCGTGCCGAACGAAGCAACTGCCGTGTTGGTGGTCGTGGGCGCTCCGAGAGTGCCGGGAGCCACGATTGCACTGGCATGTTTGCTGAGACGACGAGTGCAAACGATCTTGTTCCCGTTGTTCCCAGTAGCGACAGGCCACAGGACACCGCTGATGGCGTTGGTGTAATACTCATAGTAACCAACACCATTCGGGTCCGTGGCCGCGTTGGATGGGTTGACGATCATCACATATTTTGGACCTGTGAAGTCTGTTCCACCGAGGATCGGGTTGGAAGCGAGAGTTTCATCCCCCGTTGCAAATGTGCCCCCGCCAGTTGACACCCAGTTGTAGGCGTAACCGAGGAAGTGTTTACAATAGAGCTTGGTCGTATCGTTGGTCGCGTTCAACGCGCCACCGAACAGGATGGTCAACTGTGCGGTGCCGGAAGCAATCGCAACAGAGAGACTGCCCATTGGGAGACGAGCCGAACCAATAGGACCGTCGCCATCGTGGTTGACGACTTCATAAGGACGGACGATCTGCGACCCGAGAGTGGCGATTTCCCCTTTGAGGAGGTAGTCGATCCCTGTGTTGGAAGCACGAAGCAAGGTCTGATAGTCAGAACTGGCTTGCAGAGTCGTGAGAGTCTCGGTCGTGGGGCCGAAAGTCCACTTCTTGACGTTCTGCTTACCGATGGTTCCCACCCGACCGGGCTTGCCGCCCATCGTGCTAAGTTGACCGGACACCATGATGATGTTGTTCACGTCAAGGATGTCAGAGGACAGGAGGTTGTTGAGTCCCTTGGAGTTCGCAGTGAACAAGGATGAAGTGTGGGCAGTGTCACGGACCCGCATGTCGATGGTTTCCGTCTTGAGACGGTCAAGCCATGCACCGAGTTTCTGCGGGGCACCACGCTCGATTTCAGCACGGAGGGCATTGTCTTCGGTGGTGAACTCGTTGTCGTCGGTGGCGTTCCGATAGACGTTCACGAATGCGGCATATTCCGAGTAGCGGTTCTTCTCGAAATCGGCAACGGCAGTGAAGAGTGCTTCCCCTTTCTTGCCTTCACCATAGAACCCGGTGGTGTTGCGGAAGTTGACTCGGTGCCCCTTCCCTGCGGAAGTGGCGTTTTTGGTGATGACGATTCCGTCCGCACCAGAAGGATCGTCCTCAGAAGTTTCGCAATCAGCGAAATAATCGGGGGTTTCACCGTGGCGACGGCAGAGATATTCCCAAATCTGGGCGACGGAAAGACCGTCCGTTGTGCGGATGGTAGAATTGGTTGTAGATGCTTCTAAATTATTGTACATGGCTGGCTTTTGGTTTGTGGGTTATTCCCGCAACACCAAGAGCAAGCCGATGAACCCTTACGTTCTCTTCATCACTTGTCGTATCAGAAGATTCCGCTCGGCCAGGGACATATTATCCAAGTCATCCGCAGTAATTGGTGCCACAGGGGGTGCTGCCTGTGAGGACAGCGTTTGTGGGGTTGGGTTTCTCGGCATCCCGGAAGGAGTAGGAGTTGCCCGGTTTTGGGTCGGGGGCACAAGCCCCTTGATTTTGCTTGGGATGGCTGGGATGACGTTGAGGTCAGCCGCAGTCAGTTGGGCAAGAAGGGTTGGAAACTCCAGTGAGGAAACTCTCGAGTCGTTGTTCGTGATCAGATAATCACGAATCTCTTGTGCCCTTTGGGAAAAAACAGATTTCGGGTCTTGAAGATCGGGGAAGTTTTGAACTGCCTTGGCAACACTTTCATTGTAAGCAGTCTCCTCCTTCGTTTGGGCCTCCTTCGCGATTTCACGTTCCATGACAACCTGTTTGGCTACCACATCCTGTCTCTTGCGAAGGAGTTTAGTGATCTCCTTATCCAGTCTCGCTTCCTCTTCACGCTCGTAATCGGTCTGTGCCGTGCTTTTCAGTTCGGCAAGAGCATCAATCTCTGCATCAAGGTCAGCGAGGGGGTCTGATTCTTTCTCCGGTTCACTTTGGGTTCCGGGTTCGACTGAACCGTGATCCACTGGTTTGAGTCCGTAGGCAATCTTGGTGGCCTCCGCAGGATCGACCCCGAGTTTTCGGAGTTCGGCAAACTTGATGTCATTCGCATCACGGAATCGAAACCTCTTGGAAACCTCATATCCGCTTTTGGCGGGTTCGGTTGGTTCCTCATCGGTTTCGGGTTCTTCCGCTGGTTCCTCCGGTGTTTCCGCTGGTGCTTCCTGAGTTTGCTCCTGAACAGGATCCTGCTGGGCCTGCGGGTTTCGCAGGATATTCATCAGGTGCTCGGTTGCTTCGGTCTGTGACAGTGTGTCCAGATCAATCGGTTTGTCGGTTTGGGGTTGCCCCTCTGCCTGACTAGGCGTGGTTGGTGTTTCCATAGAGTCTGTCGGTGGTTAAACCTGAAAGTTTTTGGGTTAATGCAAGTTAATTGCAACTGCAAGTAAATGTCAAATGCAATTCGTTTGCAATTGCAAATTATTTTTCAGGGTGGATACTTCAGGAAATGGCAGACTTCCCCAATTTCTCAACCCCCACCCCCAAGATGACGACCAAGCTCGGCAGGCCCGACTCGCTCGGGTCGTCAGGGTTGACCGGAGGCTCCGCCGCGAATGATGCCCGGAAATCACAGAAAGCACTCCGGGATGCCCACCTTCAAGCCAGAAGGATCGCAGAATACCTAAACCAGTATCACCCGATTGAAGTTCAAGCGGTGGACGGCTATATTTACACGGTGGAAGGAAAGCTCTTTTCCAAGGGAACTCCCCCGGACGAGTTTTTCAGAGTTACCCCGAATGCCGATGGAACCGTGAAGGTTTCTGCGGGGCGGCTTTATCAGCCTACCTTAGCCGCCCGAGTTATTGACCTTTGCATGGTAGCCTTCGACGTTCCTCAGAAGACCCTTACAGTTACAGCGGCAGGGGATATAATTTACTGCAAGATCACCTTCACCCAAGAAGTTGCGAACGCTACTTCTGAGTTCGTGGACACTACCCCCAGCATTGATGGGGTGAACCAGACAAACGCCAAGTATCTCAAGCTCTCAACCGCCGAGATGGTCATCGAGTCCACAGCACAAGTCAGCACGGCAACAGTCGGGTACTGGGAGATTGCCACTATCACGAAAGCCCTGGCAACCCCTGTCATCAGTCAAAAACACATCGGAGCAATCAATCTGCCTCTCAACACGTTCCTCGTCAATTACCCATAATACCCATGCAACCAGAAACATCACAGGTAAACCAGTTTATAAAGAAGATCGATCCAAACTCCCCCAAGGATGCCCCCGTCAAGGAGAACAAGTTTCAAAAGATGGAGTCGGTTGTCTTCCCGTCCATCCTCACGGATCAGATGAACCACGAACAGGTCGAGAGCATGATCACCTTCGCCGTGGATCAAATCCTTGGTCTGGAGTCGGCACTCGGCAGGAACATCATACAGGTCGGCAACAACGGGGAACCCGATTGGTGGAGGGAAGGGCGATCAAACACGGGAACCATCGAAAACACGGCTCGCTCCTTCTTCGGCAAACGTCAGTTGTGCAGCCTCACTTACCACAACCGGGTCGAGTGGCGGGCCTACGTCCTTGGCGGTCTGTGGGCCGAGTCCAACCGGACCCTGCCAATCGCCCGCAGGGGAACCCGGCAGATGTGTGCCCGTGCCATCTCCACCTTCTTCTCAGTGGAACCGTGGGTCAAGGCTAGTCCGACCAACAAGCCAGACGGCTCCGTCTCAGTCGGAGATTCAGAGGTCGGAGTTGCCGGGGAACGCTTCTTTCAGTTCAAGAGCAAGGAGGCAAGGCTCAAGGAGGTGGCGGAACGTGCGGTGGAACGTGCGTTTGTGGTCGGTGAGTGTGTGGTCAAAGTCAGGCAGGCGACCAAATACAACTACTTCAAGACCTCGCAGGCGATCCTCGTCAACGAACAGGGGAAGGTCATCCTAGGCAAGGATGGGGATTACATCGTCGAGGGCATGGACCAGTTCGTTTACAAGCAGCGCGGGATCGTGGATGAGGAGTCTGGGGAAGCAATGGCGGATGATGAGGGCAACGAGATGACCGAGCCTGACGTAGAGAAAGGTTTGTTCCTTGAGCGGGACAGTGAGACGATGATCCCACCAAACTCCCGGTTTGAGTGGCGCAAAGGGGTGACGCGCAAGCATACCTCCTACTCCGGCCCCTTGGCAGAATTAGTTCCCATGACTGACTTCCTGTGTAGCCAGACTGAGATAGATATTCAGACCGCACCGTTCATCGCCCAACTGGTCAGCGTCTCCCCGTTTGACATCGTGGCGACGTTCGGACAGGAGCAACTCGCCGGGATCACGGACAACAAGCAGAAGGTCACAACCATGGCGAGTTACATCAAACTCCTGACCGAGATGGAGTCCGATGGTCCGTCCCCGAAGACCTCGGGGGACATGCTCCGCAGCGATCTCGGTGAGCAGACCAGTGATGGGATCATCCGCACCTTCGGGAACAGCAGGTCAGAGGTGGTCGAGTGCTACATGGAGTATGATGCTGATGGTGACGGTTCTCCAGAACAGGTTTTCCTCGTTCTTGACCGCAAACGCCGGAAGATCATCTTCTGCGACTACCTTGAGAACATCACTGCCGACAAGAAACGTCCATTCTCCGTCCTGACCGTGAACAAGGTGGATGGTCGCTGGCACGGTGTCGGCATGATTGAGCAGATGGAACACCTCCAGAACTCCGTCGATCTGTGGTATAACCGGGCTTCCTTCAGCAGCAGTTCCACGGGGATCACCACCTTCTTCAACCCTGGCAATGTCACTGAGGGGGATCGCTATGCTGCCGGGGGGATGTCCCTACCCTTCAACACGGGGGAGGTCTATCACTTGAAACCGGGCAAACTGGCAGCGGACACGCTCCAATACATCGTGGTGCCGGAAGTGAAGATGAAGGAGTTCCTGGAGTTTATGAACCTGAACATGCAGATGGCAAGCAATGAGGCGGCAGTCCTCGGCACCAATGACATGCAGGCTGCGGGTCTGGACACGACCAAGACAGCGACAGGGGTGCGCGACTCAGCAGCGAAGGGGGATGAGATGTTCAAACTCGTCACGTCCCACCTCGACTCAGGGATCAATGATCTGGTCCAGAAGTTTGCTGCCACCCTGTTTCACTTCATGGACGATCAGGAAGCCTATGAGTGGTCCGAGGGGGATGTCCGCATCACCGGA